ATGAGCCTCTCAAGATGATTATGCCTCACGGGTTGAGCTGTAGTAGGTGTAGCAAAAAGCTAGACTCCAGGTTTGGAGAATGGGTTAGTACAAATCCTACAGAAGCTCTACTGACAGGCTATCATCTTGCGCAGCCCATTCTACCGCACTTCAATAGTGACCCCAAAGAATGGAAAGAAATTCACGAAAAGGTACATAGTGGTAAGAATGAGTTAAGAGTAGTGATGAATGAGACGTTTGGTTTGACCTATGACATAGGCTCAAAACCGATTACTAGAGAAGAGTTGATAAAGTTGTGTATTTTAGGTAAGCAGTTTACTGGTGATGATGAGAAGCACATGGCTATTTATGCCAAGAATAAGGGTAATTATTGTGTGTATACAATGGGAGTTGATTGGGGTGTTAGTATGGCTCAGTCTAGGACTGTAGCCACTTTGGGCGCTATGCGCAAAGATGGAATATTCGAGGTATTCTTTGCAAAAATATATCGAGGCTTAGACCACGAAGCGCATATCAAAGATATTGCTGCCAGAGCTAATGCTGTGGGAGCTTTTTGTGTGTCTGACTCAGGGCCTGATCCTATACGAGGTATCAAGCTCTGCGAACTTACAAGTACAGCTAGGTCACAACTTGCAGCCTATCGCAGAACCAAGATGATTCAACATTTTGAACCTGGTGTTTATGACTGGCGGCAGAACAGATGGGTGTTGCATCGTTCTGACGTTATAAGTTTGGTTATACGGCAGCTCAAGGCAGGCAAGATACTCTTCCCTGAATGGGGAGATGTATCTGAGTATATGCAGGACATACTAAACGTTTTTATTGAAGTTAAGGACGGCTTGTATGGGCAAGAACTCATGTACGGCCATCACCCCAAACAGCCAGATGACGCACTACACAGTCTGGTATTCTGTGTATGCGCCGCCTATATGGCTATCGGGGATGCTTCTTTGGCTGGTCCCAGCTCATCATCAGCTGATGAGTCGGGTACAAGCTACTAGCGGAAACCTACACGCTTCTGCTCCGTCTCCTCGTAACCTGTGTTATCTTCGAAATTGTAAATATCTGCCAGGGATGTTGCTTCCGTTATCTTGTCAGGGTTTAGGTTCAGTGACTTCGCGAGAGTTTTACTGTCCTTGACACTCAACTTATTAAACTCGTAGCTCATACGTAAGCGTCCTTTACGCAACAACGCCTCATCTATTTTATCTTTGGCTGTGTTGAATGTGGCTATGACTGTGATGTTTAATGCCTGCCCAATGAAGCCATCTGTAAGGTTTAGTATCGTGGAAACGATCGCTGAGTTTTCTGCAATATCTCTTGAGACAAGAGCTTTCTCAGCATCCTCTAAAACAAGCACAATATTTTTGTTTTCTGTCAGAAGTGGAAGCATTTCCGGAGCTACAAGCTGATTAATCATACCTACAGGAATATAGGCTATCTTTCTTTTTATCTCTCCGGTTAATAGATGCTTGATATATGAGGACTTTCCTGTTCCTGGAGGACCATAGAACAGATATAGCCCTGAGGTCTTATCATTGATGCTGCTTACGAGCTCTTCGTGAAACTTGGGAAAGGCTTCCCCATAGTTCAAGGCTAGGTCCGTGTTCAAGTCAGGTAATGGTAACGCATTGAAGGTTAGCTCTCCATAACTGCTAGCCAGCATGTAAATTTTACCTTTCTTCTCAATTTTATGTGGGCGAAGGAGATCAATAATAACCTGCGCCTTTTCACGTTCACCAAAAACAGCGTACGTTGAAACCTGTATGTCTAGCTTTTGCTTTTCACGTATAACTGCTTCGAGGGTTGTTCCTAGTTCTCCTCCTGAATAGATATACTGTCCGTCAGAACCGCTTTGACTCAACGCCAGAAATATTCCTTCGTACTGGGTGCCTGTTTTACCTGTCCATACCCCTTCCTGAAGCAGCTTATCATCTACACTAGTCAACTGAGTACAGAAAACATCGAAGTTTGCGCGTATATCATCTATACAAGACACACTAAACGGAGTAGCCCATTTTAATGTGACAGGAATTACTCCATAAATCTTATTATACAACGCATCTAACCTAATCTGGCTTACACTAGCTGACCTACCGAACAAATCATGTGTTATTGTTGTTGGGTTGTTTAATGGGTGCATTCTTTTAAATATTCTTCGGTTATTTTAATTTTCTCGTTAAAGATCTCCTGGAGGGCCTCGTTCTTTTCATCGTCATTACCTTCTTTCTCCCGCATCAAAGCCTGAGGAAATAGTGTTGGAGGTTTATGCATACCATAATCATAGAATATCTGGCCAGCGTATGTTCGTACCTCTGGAGAAAAATGCAGAGGTTCGCTTCTGATTATGTACGCTTCTGTTAAACCACAAATCAGCTCCTCAGCTTCTAGAGGGTTGAGTTCTTCAAGGCTATCTGGCTGATGGTTTAACAAGTAGTTTAACGTCTCAAACACAACAATATTATTCTCATACATGTCTGTAGTAAGAATTGTTATTGCTGCTTGCAGCTTATCGGACTGTAGATCAGATAACTCACAATCAAAATCTTCCTGCAACTGTGCTTTAAGTACAGTAGGATCCCACTCATAACACTCGTTACCGTATTTTTTAGTGACTAGCCACAATAGCGCTGTGGCAGGAGCTTTATCGTCTGTGAGTATTTGTTTAGTTGCTTTCATACATAGATACAAAGAACCTCCCTTGGTGCGCATCGTGGAGAGGCGTGGGAGGTGTTGTTTGATTGGTTTGAGTTTGGTTTAGCCTTGCACCATTCTGTTTCCTGCTTCAAATTTTTTATTTGCTTCTGCGCGTAAATTCATGTTCCGCACTTGTTGCCTAACCTGATCGGCGCCATCCATGACTACGGCACCCAGAGGACCTACCGCTGGGATAGTACCTATGGCTCCACCTATAGCCTTAGTTGCTGCTCCTCCCCAATCACCTTTCGCAGCGTAATTACCTGCAGAAGCCAGATCGTCCATAAGGTATCCTCCGGGTATGTTTCTTCTTGCTTGCTCCTTGACGTAAGACTTGGCAGCACCTGGAACATCGCCGTGCATAAGTTTGCCTAGAGGGCTGTAATATTTCCCCATGGTTCTTCCCCCCATAAGGCTAAAACCTGCCGGCGTTCTGAGGTTGGGTGGAGCGTTTTCTTCTGGTAATGGCTGATAGCTTGGTGTGCTGTTTCGCTGGGTTGGTGCACCCGTCTGAAAGTCTACAATACCTGCGTGCCCAGTACTGGCAGGCCCAATTGACCTGGGTTGGGTTGTAGGGTTGGCTCTAGTTACGTTAAGCTCAGCGTTTATGGCTGGGTTGCTCCTAGGTGGCGTGATTGGTGTGATTGGTGCCGCAGCCTGTTTAAGTAAGCGTATAGCTGAGTCGCTATCGATACCGTGCTCCGAGGCCCTTTTTAAGTAGCCTCCCAAAAAAGCATGTTCGTAAGGTGTCATAGTAAATTAGATTACATGGGGCGAAGCCCAGTGATTTCTTCAAGAAGTTTCACATCGCTTCTAGGCATTGTAGGTAGAATTTCTGCAATTTTCTCAGGATCGGCTGGGTCAATTCCGCTGTCACCGAAGGCTTCTTCGTAGTGGTCTTTGCTGATCTTTGTCAGATCAGTCAGCTTGTATTTGTCTCCATGCACTTCCACATAGTTAAGGTCGCTAGCGATCTTTTCAATCTGTTCTGTGAAAATACAGTCTACAGGATCACCGAGGATCTGAGCGATTTTAGGCTTATCATACAAGCCTTCCATGTTCTCGATGTTAAAGCAGACTTCCGCCACTTTTAAGACTTCTTCCACAGAGGTCATATTTTCGAGATCGTTGGCGATCTTATTGTAGATTTCTTTGTGTTCTTCGCTGGCGAGCTTAGTACTTCTTCTCCAAAGCTCGTGCTTGAGATTGGCTAGGTCAGGGTAATACATGCCTGCATACTTCATCAGCAGGTCAGGCAGTTCATCCACACCGAGGTCTTCTGCAGCTTTTACAAAATTCTCAGCAGAGTCTACCCGCACATTGAATGGAAAGTTGTTGATATTCCTTGTGAAGCTTTCAGCGGAAGAAACTAGGTCTGCTGCAGTTTTAACAGGGTATAGCTGCACAGAAGCCATTCCATCAACATGAAAGTCGATCATGTGCTGCTCTTCGTA